CGGCGCGAGCCGCTCCTGCAGACGCAATTCACGTCCCCCAACTTCTAGAGTTTATTGTGTGTGCGTGCATTCCATGGCTGGGATGCTTGCCCACGATAACTTTACACGGAGAACCGACGTGCGACCAACCCTTCGCGGAGTGTTATCTCGCGTTGAGTCGACCGAAGAAATCGTCGACCACCAACGTAGATAGGCATAATGCTCATCGGAGTAACAGTAGGTCGAGTTACGACTCTTTCCGGTTTTGCCGGAGTGTTCCGTAACTATTCCATCTGCAACAGCATTTGTTTCCATCTCAGTAGAAAGGACCCATATACGGTTGACCGAGTACTGATATGCAGCATCGTAGTAGTTATGAAGATGCGCATTGACCGGATGTTTTACGACGAGCGTAAGTGCATCGTCAGGTGTCAATGAAAAGCGTATAGGATTTACCCGAGTTTTCGGGCTCCATGGGCGCAGGTCAAGGCCATCCTTAGATCGATCACGTCTGACGTAATCCGGGTGTACCTGGTCGAAAAGTGACCATCGTATGGCGAGGAGCTGTAATGACTTCAGCCCTCGTGAACCCGCGTTATTAGCGCAGGCAACAATCGATGCGAGATCTTCCGGTTGTAAATATTCTCCCATTCGGGAGACACGGAAAAGCATCGGTGTGATATTGTGTCCATTCCACCAGTACGCGCCGCAAGACTCGCGTACGCACTGGTCTCCAGTAAAGGACTTGTCTACATTAACGACAAATCCCAAGGAGGTAAGAGTAGTGATGACATGAGGTGTGACTCGAGAGTCACAAATGATGTCGTCCCCGTACACTGCAACTGATCCCATAAACCCTGTTTCCGATACTGAGCGCGTACCCGTGTCGTCAATTCGAGACAACGTAAGGCGCACTTCGCGTTCGGTTACTGGGGCATCAAGGTCAGCAGACCCTCGCATTGCTTTTATGTAGCTGTAAAGCACAACCGAGCAGAACAGGATGCTCTGCACGGGGAAGCAACACGCGCTACCCATCGGGGCGAATTTGTTGACTTTTGTTATAGTACCGTCGGGAAGTGAAACGGTACTAGTCCTCGTGGCTCGCAAGTATCGGAGCCATTTCCGGGGAAAAACGCGCCGGACCAAAGTCCAGCTAACGGAGTCAGACGCAGCCGCTAAGTCGATCGTATCAAGGTGTCCGAGTTCGGACCCTAGGCCAGAGAGGATTTGGTTTCTCTCTTGGTCTTCGAGCCTAATGAACCTGCCGATCACGGAGGTGTCAAAGGCCCGCCTAAACGCTCGATGCACCAATTGTTGAAAGTACATAAACGTCGTAGGCTCCTTACAAATGCTCCGGGCGATGCGAATCGTCTTGGGAACAAACAGGAGTTTCGATACGGTCGAAGACCGTAGGTTTGCACTATATTTGCCGGCGACCCATTTTGCTGAATCTAGCAAGTACTCCAAGTGCGCTTGCGCGTTTGGTTGCCAGGGTTTGCACATACTGGGTCGATCACATACTCCAGCCATTTTTCTTGTCTGGCTGTGTACGAAAGCACGATCCAACCTCGCGTTGTATCGTAGGGCACGATTTTTGCGAGATAAACTTCTCCCCTTCTGCTCAGCAGTACTACCCGGTCCGTGTGACGGGAACAGGTTGCTGAGATTTGGGTCAGGAAGGACAGAGCTGACGATCGTGTGAAGGTCAGATGTCAATTTCGTTGGAAATTCAATCGTGCTGAGCCTATCCTCTACTTCCCTCCAGGAGCGCAATGCTCTGAGTTGAAGTTGGGGGTCATCTATCTCTAGCTTTTTACCAAACCAAAGAAACGTCATGAGATACGTGAGTAGCTCTGGGTTCCTGGTTCTGTGCCAAAGTATGTATTCCTTGGCAACAGGGGTATCAAGCATCCCGAGGATGAACGGACCGGTTAGGTCGTCCATTTTTGAGGATTTGAGAATTAAGTCGCCGAGTTTGGCGAACGTGGTAATCGTTTCGACGAGAGGGTGCGCAAGGCACCTCTTTTGAAACGACGCAAAAAGCTTGAGTGGCTTCTGCCCACTAAGATGTTTTGGCCCATCGGCAAGAACGCTTTGCCAGGCTAGCAGAAAACGCAGGATTAACTCTACGTTCCTACCGTCCCCGGAGACGTCCAGGGTCTTTACTTCGTCTGAGGTCAGTTTCAACCACCAGACTCCATCTCTCCCCCGCAGGTAATGGGGAGTTGCTGCATCCATGCTAGAGCGCGAAGCGCCCTAAACGCAGCAAGGCACCGAGACGCGAATATCCGGTCGCGGTGCCCGCTTCACCTTGCATCATCGTGCGAACGATTTCAATCAGCTTCGACAGCTGATCGTCTTCCACGGTGAAGACCTTGGCCTCATACCCGGCGGATGCCTGGTACTGAACCGAGAAGGTCAGGGTGAGGATGCCACGCTCTTCTTCCGCAACGTCGTCAATGACGGGGCAGCGGACCTGAATCGAGCCGTAGTTGTAACCGTTCTTACCCTTGCGGGCAATGATGGTTCCCGGCGCGACCAGCTCGTCACTCCCACGAAGGGCAAAGTCGGTCGTTTGAATTGACCGGCCAGCCTTATCCGTGGTGATGTCTGAGGACGGGGTCAGAACGTTATTCGGATCGAACACGTTTTCCACGAGAGTGGTAGCGTGCCAGATGCCTGCGAGTTTAGAAGCCACGATTGTGTGCCTTTTCTGGGGCCTTACGCCCCTATGTTCATTAAGCGAAAAGCGATATGAGCAGAGCACCAGCTATCACTGGTGGTGCGGAAATGTCCTCCGGCAGGATTGCTGGGGGAGGCACTGGAGTCGGTCGCGCCGTCCTGAAGAAGGCTGACGCAACGGGTTTCTCAAGACGGGTATAGTACCCCGTGGGGAGCCCCGCATCTGCATTGATTCGATGCGTATATACATAACAACGCGTCGGAAGAGCAGCTGCAAATACTGTCGACTCAACCATCTGAAGTTTCTGTCCTATGTGGAAGACCCAATCAGCGGCAAAGCTCATTGGAACGATGTCCCAAAAGCTTGAGGCGCTCGGCAGGATGCCGGCAGCGTTGAGCTTCAAGATGGCTGATAGGCCAGCATGAAGCGCATAGTTGTCCTGCATACTAATCTTACACCGTGTGACAACATCGTACATGGTGTAGCCTATGACCTGAGAAGAGTGATGGGTTCCATATCCATCAACTGCTGTAACAGGAATGTCGGCCAGCATTTCAAGAACACGCTGAGAATCCGAGACTACTTGCGCATTAGGGGCAAGACCGAAGGAGTAGTAAAGCTGACCTCCAGCCATTGCTTTGGCGAGCTCTTTTGCCGCCATCCACGGTTTGGACCGCAGATATCTATACGCAAGGATGAAATGGGTGAGATCCGGTAGTATTGACGTGATCTCACGAAGCTCATTCATCGACTCGATGAAATTGGTCGGTAATACATTGACCAATGAGTTGTAGGCGTCAACAGTTGCCAAGAAACGTGCAGCCTTAAAGTCCTCTGATGAGAGGGCCTCAGGTGAAACGTTAATCAGCTCTTGCAATGCGCTTCCAGCTCCACGGTAAAATGTGTTCAAGGTCGTTGAAACGTCTTGCGGCGACTCGGCAGGTCCGTCACACCAGTATAGCGTGGGACGAAATTCTTCCGACGTTAAATCGTCGCATTCAGCTGCCCGGATGATTTCATCCAGGTTGGAGACGTTGGCCCAATCACCACTCTTCGCGATGCTGTTAACTTGCCTGTCAATTATTACTCGACAGACATACATCGGTCGGAGCTCTTGAGTGATAAAGCCGGAGCTAGCCGTCATCGTGAGATGAGGCCCATAGCCCAAACCGAAGTCTTTCTTCAGTTGGACCCTCACTACGGTATCGTAGACTATTTCCACAGTCCCGTTGGTAGTGCCGGCGACAGTCGCCACCGCCACTTTATGGGAATACCGTATGTTCAGAAAACCACCCCAGTCTTGACGAACCATGTCATTTCGCTCAGTCATGAACGATAGCATGGTCACCCTCGTTGTTGTGATCCCCTGTAGTTCTGAAGTCCACACTGCTTCAGGAAGCGTCTCCCAGTCAAGGAGCGTTTTTCCAAAGTCGCGTGCACCATGCGCGATAGGACCTGGATCAGGTCCCCAGATCGGCGGCCCGACAAGCTGCTTTGTAGCGCCTGTAGTTAAGCCGTTCGCAAAATCGTACTTAGCCGCCTTGAAAAATCTGTAAGACGGCGCGGTCGATAAAACGAGAAGACGGTGAGAATGACCGGGCACCAATTGTATCGACTGCGGAGACTGAAACACTCCGTAATCGGTAACGAAGGTGGCGGATCCTATGTCGCCTCTCAAGTTATAATGAGTGACAGGGTTTTCCCCATCATCATTTCCAATCCATCTGGTCGCGTAGGTTATCGCGTTCAGAAGGGGGCTCTGCTCCAACGGGATTGAATTCGTCGGAGCAGGCGGGTAACCGGAGATGCCAGTAATGTTACTGGCAGCCGAGGGATAGCCCATCGCTTCAAAACTCGAAGTGATTGGACCCCGCAAGAACACCGACGCCTGTGACCAGTGACCTTGTAAAGGGTCAAAGAGCCACGGGTGAGTCCCGGATGGAAGCAGCTGTTCGTATACGAAGAAAAGCGGTCTAAACGTACGACCGCCTTCCGACTCAACGTAGAGCATTTGTTCCTCCAGTTGGTGAGTGTGGCCTGCGAGTTTACGCAGGACGACCCCTAATTGATCTCGTCCCCGTCGGGGACTACATCGTCAGGATAGATCAGGAACGCACAGTCAGAGCCGGTGACGGATGTCGTAATGCCCATGGCCTGGCGCACGCCCTTCTTCTCCCACTTCCTCATGATCTTCATTGCTGCATCGAACGTTGTTTTGTCCGTGCAGCGAAGTCGAAGGAAGAAGCTAAGGGAGTCGATGGACGAGCACCAACCAATAATGGCACTGCGACTACCAGAATCACTGAACATCTTGACTGTGTATCCCACGATCGTCTCCTGACGGGGTAAGTGGGGATATCCCCACAGGGTCAATGAAAAACCAAACAGAGTAGACTGAACCAGTCTACCTTACGTCGGATTCGGTCTTTTGGATCCGATCTGTCTGGGAGTAAGGGTTGTGGGCCTTCGGG